TGGCGATGTCTCGCTTGAGTTGTGCTGTTGGTTTCTTTTCATACTCACTCTTTGCCTTAAGCATTTTCTTCTTATAGATTGTCCTCTCATCGTAGATGCGTTGCATCATTTCGGGGAGGAATCCATGTATGTCCTTCCGATATTGGGCTCCGTTTGCACACACTGCAAAGTCTTCATCGATCCGAACGTCTCCACTGAGCATTCCCTCGACGGTGGCGGTGGGGTGTCTTCGCTCGACGAGGGTTTCGGGGGAGATGTTGTACTGCATGATAAGGTGAGGATATAGACTGTTGAGGTCAAAACTAACCACCCAATCGTAGATGCCAGGCTTCGGCTCTTTGACGTATGCTCCTGCGTATTTGTCATCTTTTCTAGTTGAACTCCTTGGTGGTACTACAATATTTCTTTTACTAAGGTCATTATATATGAGAGTGTCCCATACTTTAACCTGAGAATACACATCCTCAAAGTTAACCTTGGCATCGTATGCCATAGCGACACACAACTCCACCAGTTTCATCTTGTCTTCCAGTTGGTCAACAAGTTCAACGTCATGGATGTTATACTCTACAAACCTATCCCAATCATTAGTATAGAAGTCTTTAAAGTTTTCATACTGAGAGTGATCTAACTTCTTATCATCTAACTCAACCATTGCAATGTGGTCTAGTCTATATGACTCTTGGTTTGTATAAGTAAACTTCTTATAGAGGTCAAGGTAGTCAAGAATACTAACACCAGTAAGATCATAAGCAATATTCCTACGTCCTTGAATGACAATCTCTCTGTCATGCACCCTCTTCCAAGGTGACAGAGACTTCTTCCACTTCTCTCCTAGTATTCTCTCTACTCTACGACAAATATAAGGTATGTCATAGAGGTTACAGTTCCATCCTGTAATAATGTCAGGGGTATTCTTTGCCCACCACTCAACAAAGTCTGCAAGCATCTTATCTTCCGACCAGAATACTCTATACTCATGCTGAGATTGAAACTCTCGTGTACCCCACGTGATTATCTTCTTAGTATTGAAATCCTTTATAGTAATGCATAGCATCTGCTCTGCACATGCTTCTACATCAGGGAAACCATTCTCACATGCAACCTCAATGTCAATCGTATAGATTTTCATCTTGGTCATATCATAATCTATGTCTCTAGGATATTTCTCAGCGATATGCTGATACAGATACCTCTCATAACCATGGACTTCCATACCCGCAGCATCTTCATACTGCCTAAGAAACTCTCTTGCTTCTCTAGCACCATCAAACTTCTTTGGGTATGCTTTCCTACCATCTAAAGTCTTATACTTAGATGGTTTCTTTTGTGCATCTGGTACCAGATACAATGTTGGTTGTGACTTCTCTCTGTATTGTACAGGTTGTCCATTCTCATACCCACGGTAGAGAATATCATTTCCTAATAGACATAAATTTGTATAGAAATCACTCATTAATTTCAGAACCTACTGCTTCTCCATATTTCTCTGCAACAACAGCAGAGGGATCCAGTATAGTCAAGACCTGGTCAGATGTCAAGAACAAATCTCGTTGGTCTGTATGTAATGGAAATGTATCCAACACACCTTCAGGTCCAACAGAATAACAATTCTCAATCAGTAGACTCGGTTCCTCGTCCAGTTCCGTTATCTTCCCCAACAAATACAGCTGTGGGCGGTGTTTGAGTATGATCAACTTTAGCATCGTCTTTCTTTATCTCTTTGTATTTTTTTATTGCCTGTTGCCATCCGTCAACGACGTTGGAATGTGGCTCTGAAATTGCAACCACTGAATATAGTGTAACAATATTTCTTCCAGTTGACAATGGTGACCACGGAAAGAATTCTAATTCTATATTACCAAGAGACTCCATGTCAACTTTATCACCCTCTTGAAACATATCTTCAACTTGTCTCAAGATTGTCACGGTGAATGCATCAATGAATTCATATGCTATAGCAGTTTTACCTGTAGCATCAGGACGTATCTCCTTGATATCAGCTATTACGTCCTCTCCGTTTTGCATTCTTGCGACTCTTACTGACATATCCTTGACCCTCCATTAAATTATAGTAAGTACCTCTAACTAAATCACCGAATGCTTTCCTAGCAGACACGTTTCGTTGGTCAGAAAGCATATGCACCATCTGCATAAACTCTTCTGATAACTCTGGCGGTAGGTCTAACGTCAGTGTATCTTTCTTTTCATTGGACTCTGGACATATATTAACATACATGTTCATAATAATCAACTCCATATAAAAAGAGACCTCTGAAGGTCTCTTTGGTTGTTAAATTATATAGGTGTCTAAACATCACCTGTTACTTTACCACTTGATACCTTAGCAGGAGGATCTAAATGAATAGTTCCTGTGTAAGGTTGATGTGCATGCTCTAACAAATGATCTAACTTAGCGTTAATCTCATCTAGTTTTTCCTCTATGCTTGTGTCTGGGACATATGCAAGAGGGTCATTAGCATACTCTGGTGGTGTTATTATCGGGTCACTCATTAGTAATACCTGTTCCATTGTATATTATTTAGTAGTCATCATCATTTGTCTGTGACTCTACCCACTCAGCATTGTTTCGACAGTATGCATCAGCATCTATCTCCATCCTCCAGTGGGTGAGGGTATGAAGGGTCTGTATCATGACCAACATACCCAGTATCAGCACAGGCCCTATCCATAAGGGGTGCATAACGACATCTTCTGTCTTCATGTTAGGTAATCTTTACGAGCATGATGCTCAGGTATTACCTTACCAAGTTTAACTACCAATAGACCATCCTCAAATGTAACATCAGTTACTTTAGTGTCTTCTGCAACTGCCCAAGAGCGTTTGAAACTTCTTTGTGCAAGTCCTCTATGGAAGAATTGTTCCTCTGTAGAAATATCTTCTTTGGTTGGTTTGCTTCCTTCGACGTGGAGTTTACCGTATTCTGTGTAGACATTGACTTCATCCTTTTTGAACCCTGCTAGAGCAACCTCTAGTCTTGACTCGTGATTATTTACATGAACAATATTATAGGGTGGATAATTCTGAGCTTCCATCGAGTTAAAGCTATCAAAATAATCATCCAACCCTAGTGAGTTAGTAAAAATCTTGTCCATTAGTGCAGGTAAATCCGCACTACGATATCTTTGTATTTTTCCCATGATAGGTCTCCTTAAATAAGCGAGTGTTAATT